AGAAAACAACTTGGAATCGAATGAGCAATTCAAATATCGACCGTGCGCGAGCATGGCTTCGAAACACCCCCGGAGCCGTCAGCGGTCAGGGAGGTCATAACACAACCTTCGCAGTAGCTACCGCTCTGGTGCATGGCTTCGAGCTATCGCATGGCGACGCCGAGACTCTGCTGCATGAGTACAACGCGAAATGTCTCCCACCGTGGAAGCCGAACGACTTGGTTCATAAGCTAAACGAGGCGTTTAGAGTTTCTCACGACAAGCCGAAGGGATGGCTTCTATCAGCACAAAGCGGAACGCCCGTATCAACGACCGGCAAGTTTATCGTCCAGAAGATCCAAGCAATTCCGCAACCGGAATGCAGATTTACAACCATCGACTTTCTTAAAGCCTGCTTCGAACCGGACGAGGTAGTCTGCATCTGCAACGACATTATCTGCGATGAGGAGGGTAAGGGTAGGCCAGCGTCCAAGGGTACATTCCTCAAGCGTGATGAGTGGATTGAGAAGCACTTCACGCCGCCCATAAGTTCCATGTGGAACGGTCCTGACAGCCGTGGCGCGTATGTCCGCGTTAACCCGTGCTTGGATGAGACAGGATCGGATTCTGGCGTGTCAGCATTCCGCCATGTGCTGGTCGAGATGGATGAGAAGACGAAGGACGAGCAATGGACGATCCTGAAGGATTCAAAGCTGCCGCTATCCGTCGTCATCGATTCCGGTGGCAAGAGTCTGCACGGCTGGGTGCGCGTCGAAGCGGCTAACAAGGAGGAGTGGAACGAGCGTCGCGATGTTGTTTATCGCCATCTGGAAGCTCTCGGCATCGATCCAAAGAACAAGAACGCGAGCAGGTTCAGTCGGTTAGCCGGTGTCATGCGCGATGGCAATGAGCAGAGGCTTGTCGCCATCAATGTGGGCGTCGTGAACTGGGATGCGTTTACGGACTATCTGGAGTCGCAAGACATGCCTCAGGAGTTCCCGCTCCAGAGCATCATCGATTATGATCCTGAGAACGACCCTGACAACCTGATCGGCGACAGATGGATTCGACGCGGCTCATCGATGCTCTTTGTCGGTCAGAGCGGATGCGGTAAAAGCTCGATGGCGTTCTATCAAGGACTCAGGTGGGCCATAGGTTCGGATTGGTTCGGATGTCAGCCGGTACGACCGCTCAAGGTGGCCTACGTTCAAGCTGAGAACGACATTGCCGATCAGCACGATGCGCTGAAAGGAGCCGCGCAGATGGTCTTCGGAAGCGATTGGCGGAACGGATTGCGCCGTGCGGACATGCTCTTCTTTCGCGAGGCGGTTCGAACCGGCGCGGAGTTCACGACCATGCTGCGTCGTCTTATCCGCAAGACGAAGGTGGATATCGTCTACATCGACCCTTTGCTCTCCTACATCGGCGGCAATCCATCGGACATCGAGGTCTGCGCGAACTTCACGCGGCACTTGCTTCAGCCGATTATGATGGAGACAGGAGTCGTCATCGTGCTGGTTCATCACTTCCCCAAGCCGAAGGGTAAGGACGACAAACCGGAGAGCGTGGCAGATATGGCCTACTCAGGATTCGGATCGTCTGACCTGACCAACTGGGCGAGAGAGGTGATTGTGCTGAAGGAGGTTGGATTCAATCAGCCGCGACGCTTCATGCTTGGAATGGCGAAGCGCGGAGACAGGTCGGGATTGAAGGACAAGAACGGAAACAAAACCGGCTCCATCGTCATTCAACGAGGAGTCGGAACGATATCGTGGGACTACGCAGATCCTGAGAAGTTCGTAGTCGATAAGGCGGCGGCGGCGAAGAAGCCGTGGGGCGGACGGCCTAGGGGGCGTTAGCTTTCCTTCTCGCGTTCGGCGCGGCGACGACCTTTCGCAGCGAGCGATTGGAACTTCGCCTTGCCGAGCTTTTTGCGTCCGATGTAAGCCGCCAAAGCGCGAGGCTCTCTCACACCCTTCTTCTCAAGCTCGCCGATGAGCTTCTCGTAACGTCCACCGCCGCCAAGTTTCATCTTGTCCATATCAGTTAGAATGAGTTTTAACTACGAAACTACCAAGCTTTGCACGACCAATACTTAGGCGTCGTCTTGTCCTTGGCCTCCGCGCAGTTATGCCTCGCACGGAAGTTCTTACGACGCTCAGGATTGTCGCGCTTAATCTCCATGTTCGGATCGCCGAAGCGAACCTTGATGACGTTGCCGCTGTCGTTCTTAACGTAGACAGCACTCTTTTTCCGTTCGCCGGGAGTGTAGAATGGCTTGTTGAGCGTCACCTTCTTGCCCTGGTATGTGTTACCTTTTTTGGAGAGGGAGGTTTTCATTGCGGAACTTCCTCTCGGTTCAGCATCAACCTGTCTCGTTCAATCCCAAGAATTCTAGGCCACAACCTTTCAATCTTATCGATCTGAGCCTTGGTTGCCGCATCAAGAGGTTTAGAAACAATGTCGAGGTATTCAGGAGTTTTAAGAATCCTTCCAACAGCAGCGTCAACGGCTTCTTTCATCCCCTTTTCCATAGTTTTGTAAACACCGTATCCACCAAGCCCAACACCAGCTCCAATAAGACCTTTGTAGGTTCCGTATCCAACACCGTACCCAACACCAGTCGCAAGTGCCGGAGCAATGAACTGACTAAAAATGCTCGGTTTCCCAAGGTCCGACACTTGTTCTAACTGACTAGCAACCATGTTGATTCGCTTGACTCCATCTTCTCCAAGCAGTCTTTGTGTTGCCTCGTAATATCTACCTTGAGCCTCCTTATTGCCAACGAGTGATGAAATCTTCTTTGTGTCGATTCTTGATCCGTCAAATGACTCGGAAATGATTCTGCCGATCAACATGTTTTGAGCATCATTGATAAGCTCAGGCTTGTTCTTGCCAACAACCTCCATGAACCTTTTCACCCGATAATCAGACGAAAGACCAGTCCCCTTTCCTGGCGCAAGGAAGTCGATTAGATTTGAGGGAGTGAAGTTTTCGAGTTGGCCACCGGGTTGCATAGCCTTTTTGACGACATCGTAAAACTTGTCTCGCGCTGCACTTGTGCTTTCAACGGCTCTTTCAAGTGCTTTGTAAAGTGGAACACCTTCTTCCGTTGTGAGTTCTCGAACCACTTCGTCCAGCTTGAATGTATCCAATGCGTCACCGCGAGTAGCACCGGCTTCATTCACACGGGCTTTAATTTTTCCAAGCGATTCAATAATTCGATTTTCACGCTCGATAACATTTGATGCCCTTAGCTTTGAAATTTTATCGGTAATTGCATCGGTTCTGGAAGTTAACTGGTTTAATTTTTCCTGTGCGCCAGCAATCCCAGAATCAACCTGTCTTTGAAGTTCCTTGATATTTGAGTCAATTGACTTCTTTTCGCTTTCAAGCGCAGCCCGTTGGCCAATCAAAGATTGATACTTGTTTGCAACTTCATTGATTTCAGAAAGGTCTGGGAACAGCTCATTCACCACCTCTTTTTGAATTCCGGTAGCGTAACCGCCTTTCCCTTTGGCAAGAGAATCAAGAAACTCATTTGGGGTCTTCCCTTTGACTTGAGTGTAAACAAAGGCTCTAAGATTTGGCTCAATCTCCCCATACCTGTTTCCAAGCATGTTCTTGAGAAGCCGCAGATTCTGCGCGCCATTTGCACCAGAAATCGTGGCGACAATCCCCGGCATTCCACCAGCCTCACCAGCTTCTCGAAGCACCTTATCTGCAAAGAATCCTTTGAATCTTGAAATTCCAGTGCTGTAAAATTTGTTTTCAGCCTCAAGAAGATTTTTTAGATTAGGACTGTCTGCCAACGCTTCATTAAGCTGATTGTTGATTTTATCCAGCCGCTCAAAAACAGAATAGTCAGCTTTCTGGACAGCCTTGTTAAAATCAATTTCCTTGAGAATTTTTGAGCGTTCTTCTCTGAGTTGGTTTGCGGTTTTTACCACTTCAACTTCTTTACCATCAGGTCCAATTTCAGTTGTGGTTATTTTTACCTCATCAAGTTTTGGCTCAAGTTTTCCATAGCCCTCTTTGCTCTGTTTCTTAAAAGCCTCAAGCTCTTCACGGGCAACCTGTTGAACTTGCTGGCCAAGTTCCTCGCGGGAGATTCCAGCGGCAGGGCCATAGCCAGGAAGTGCGCCAGCTTCTATGTCCTGAATGCGCTGATTTAGCTGCGAAATCTCGCCGTCAATCCGGGTTCGCTCGGCAGATCCACTTGGGAGTGAATCTCTTTGAGCCTTCAACCCTGTGATTTGATCGATTAGCGGCTGAGAATCAGTGCTGTATCGACCTTCGTAAATACGAGCAAGATCAGTCAGCCTCTTGTTGCGAGTCGCAAGTCTCGAATCTACAGCATTCTGAACCCTATCCAAAAGCGTTTCAGATTGGTCCACAAACCTGTCAACCGCATCAGCAGAAATCTTGTCTGCGTTCTGAACGTAATTTCCAAGCTGAGTCTTGATTGAGCTGGAGATTTCATCAGCAGGAAGACCAGAAGAAACACCTCTCGCAAGAGATTGCGAAACAATGTCTGAGATGTTTTTCCTGAACTCATCAGGTCTAAGACCAGAGTTTGGAGAATACAGAAGCCTGGCAATTTCATCAGCCGATTGAGCGGCCAGTCCGCCAGCCCCTTGACGATCAAACTCCCTCAGAACTTCCTGCTTTCTGTCCTGAATGAACTGCTGTGTAAAGGGCCGCTCAAACTCTGCTGCCGCTT